TATCCCGACGATCTCGACGGCCAGGGTTCGCCGCACGCGATGATCGAGGCGCGTTATGAGTCGTTCCTCGACACCGGCGACTGGAAAGAGGTGAACATCTCGACGCCGACGGTTAAGGGCGCGTGCTACATCGACAAGCAATTCGAGGCCGGCGATCAACGCCTTTGGCATGTGCCGTGCCCGCATTGCGACGGAAAGTTTGCTTTCCGCTTCGGCCCGCAATTCAAGTTTAACGACGCGTTCCCGTATCAGGCGCACTATATCGCGCCTTGCTGCGGTGCTGTGATCGAGGCGCACGAGAAAAAGCCGCTCGTGCAGAAGGGCGAATGGATCGCGCTGGCGCCGGGGCCGGGCAAGTTTCCGTCCTACCATATCGACGCGATGTCCTCGCCGTTCGTGCCGTGGGACAAGATCGCCGAGCGCTGGATCACGGCGCAAGGCGATCCGGCCAAGCTGAAAGCGTTCTACAATCTCACGCTCGGCGAGGCATTCGAGATCAAGGGCGACGCGCCCGATCACGTGCGGCTGATGGAGCGGCGCGAGGATTACCCGAAAGGGCGCATCCCCGCGCGCGGCCTGATGCTCACGGCCGCCGCCGACGTGCAGATGAACGGCATCTATGTCGAGGTTGTCGCGTGGGCGCCTAATCGTGAGTCGTGGGTTGTGTTCGTCGATGTGGTGGAGGGTGACACCACCAACGCCAACGCCGGCGCCTTCCTGAAACTCGGCGAGATTTACGATCGAGAGTGGCCCGACGCGTTCGGCAATCGCCGCAAGGTGGATGCGTTCGCGATCGACTCCGGCTTTCGCTCGCATGTCGTCTATCATTGGTGTCAGTCGCGCCATAACGCGTATGCGGTTGACGGTCGCGATGGTTGGCATCTGCCGGCGATCGGCACGCCGAGCGTCAAGGATATCGATCTCGACGGCCGCAAGCTCGGTTATGTCAAGCTTTGGCCCGTCGGCACGTGGCCGTTGAAGGGCCATTGGTACGAAGATTTGCGAAAAGAGGGCAAGTCGGCCGGCCATGAAGTCGATCCGCCGGGTTACTGCCATTTCGGCAAGTTTCTCGATGAAAATTACTTCAAACAGGTCACGGCCGAATATCTCGCCGATGTTCGCAATCGCGGGCGGCAAACCAAGCGTTGGGAGCCGCGCGGAAATCAGGCCAACCATTGGTTTGACTGCCGCGTGTACAACATGGCCGTCGCCGATCACCTCGGCTTGTCCTCAATGACCGAGGACGAGTGGAAAATCCTTGCGCGCGAGCGTGCGCCGACGATCTCGCAAGGCGATCTGTTCGCCGCGCGCCCGCTCGCCGTTCAAATTGCGTCTAGTCCCGCGTCCGCAAGGCCCTCGCTAATCGACGATCTCACGCAAGCCGAGATCGCGAATTTGCCGGGCGATCCGCCGCCGGTTCAAGTCGCGTCACCGCACGCAAATGCCAGTGACGACGCGCCGGCGGCGCGATCACAAGACGAGCCGAGCGGCTCGAATTGGATCGGCCGCAGTACAGACGGATGGCTTAACCGCTAGCCGTCGCCGTTTCGCACACAAAAACAGGACATCGGGACCCATGACAAAGCCGAATATCTTCATCGTCGGCGCCGACAAGGGCGGCGTCGGCAAAACCACCATCACCCGCGCATTGCTCGACTATCTCGACGCCAGCGGCGTCAAGGTCCGCGCATTCGACACCGAAAATGAGGTGCCGGGCGGTGTGCTCAAGCGTTTCTTCCCGGATCGCACGGAAATCGTCGATTTCAACGACACCGACGGCCATATGAGCGTGTTTGACACGCTCAACGCGCTGACGACGACGGTGATCGACATCCGCGCCGGGCTGTTGTCGCCGACGCTGCAACTGTTGACGGATATCGGTTTCCTCGATCCCGAGAAATACGCGATCACCGTGTTGCATGTGCTCGGCAGCAATCAAGCGTCGATCGACGAAATCAAGCCCGTTGCCGAGCGGCTCGCCGCCGGCGCGCGCCATGTGCCGGTCGGCAACCACATCAACGCGACGAAATTCGCCTTCCCGGCCGGCGCGCTCGACGTGCCGATGCTCGCCGCTGCGGCGGCCGAGGCCGTTGACAAGGCGAACATGCCTTTCCGCGTGTTCGGCCGCGAGCATTCGTCGGCGGTGATGCGGGGCATGGTCAACACGTGGCTCGATCGCGTGTTCACGCAGTTTGCCGGCGCCAAGATCGCCTAATCACCATTCGGGCAAGCGTCGATTTAGCTAAAGGGGGCGCCGATGGCGTACACACAAGACGACATTGATGCGCTCAAGGCCGCGATTGCGACCGGAGCGATGCGCGTCAAGTTCGGCTCGGGGCCGGACTCGCGCGAGGTCGAATATCGATCACTCTCCGACATGAACGCCGTGCTCGCGACCATGTCGGCCGAGGTTAACCCGACGCCGGCCGCGCGCCCGCGCGTCTCCATTGTGCGGCATTGTCGCGATTGAGGTTTCGAAAATGAATGTTCTCGATCGCATCGTTGGGTTTTTCAATCCGACGGCCGGAGTCAAGCGCGTGTCAGCGCGATTGACGCTCGACATGGTCGCCCGTCGCTATGACGGCGCGATGGGCGGCCGTCGCACCGACGACTGGCGCGCGACCAACGCCTCGGCCAACGTCGAGATCAAGGGCGCGTTGCCACGCTTGCGCGCGCGCTCGCGCGATCTCACGCGCAATACTTGGTGGGGCCAGCGCATTCAGCGCGTTGTCGTGGCGCACGCCGTCGGCGACGGCATCATGCCCAAACCGATGACCGGAGATGCGACGCTCGACAAGCGCGCAAAGGCCGCGTTCAAGGCCTGGGCCAAGCAATGCGACCGCGAGGGCCAACTCAACTTTGACGGCCTGATCGCGCTCGCGACGGGTTGCATCGTCGAGTCCGGCGAAGTGCTCGCGCGCATGGTGCCGCTGCGCACGGCGCAAGCCAAGCCGGGCATTGTGCCGCTTGAGGTGCAGTTGCTTGAGCCGGATCACCTCGACGCCTCGCGCGACCGGATCATGATGAGGCCGCCGACGGCCGCGAACAATCCCGAGGGCGTCGTCGTCGATCAGGGCATCGAGTACGATCTCAACAGCAAGCGGAAAGCTTACTGGATTTACCCGGTGCACCCCGGCGCGCGCGGCCTCGTGATGCCGTCGGCCTCGGTTCGCGTGCCGGCATCCGATATGCTGCACGTCTATCGCAAGGATCGGATCGGGCAGGGGCGCGGCGTGCCGTGGGTGGCGCCGGTCATGCTCAAGGGGCGCGACGCCGCCGATCTTGAGGAAGCGATCGTGGTCAAGTCGCGGATCGAGGCATGCCTCGCCGCGTTCATCAAGACCAACGACACCGCCCGCACGCTCGGCCAGAAGGTGCAGAACGAACAGCGTCCCGACGGCTCGCAACGCCGCATCGAGACGCTAACGCCGGGCATGATCGCCTATCTCGATCAGGGCGAGGAATTGCAGACCGTTTCACCGTCGTCGTCGGTGCAGTTTGAGGCCGTGTTGATGTCAACATGGCTCACGATCGCGGCGGGCGCTGGCATCACTTACGATCAGTTGACCGGCGATTTGCGCCGCGCAAACTATTCGTCGCTTAAAGCCGGCAAGATCGAGTTTCGCCGCATCATCTCGCAGTTTCAGGCGCACACGCTCGTCGCGATGTTGCTTGATCCGTTGTGGGATCGTTGGTGCGAAGCGGCAATGGATGCCGGAATTCTGCCGCGCCGTGAGGGCGGCTATCCCGTCGAGTGGATCATGCCGGCAAACGAGCCGATTGATCCGATGAAGGATATGCAAGCCGACATTCTCGCCGTGCGATCCGGCCGCATGACGTGGCCGCAATTCGTCGCGAGTTGGGGTCTCGATCCCGACGCGCAACTCGACGAGATCGAGGCTTGGTTCAAGGAAATCGACAAGCGAAAGATCACGCTCGACACCGATCCTCGCCTCGCGCTCGCCTCTACCAAGGGCGGCGCCGGCGCCGAGGCGCAAACTGAGGAAAATACCAATGTCGCAAAGGACGGCGGAAAGCCCGCCAAAAAATGATCCATCGGCGTTGCCGATGCAAACGCGGGATTTGCCGGTTAGTTCGGTCGATCCCGAAAAGCGCACCGTTGAGGTGACATTTACAACCGGCGCCTCGGTGCGGCGCCGGCGATACACCGGATGGGACACGTCGGTGCCATTCGACGAAATCCTTGAGGTGTCACGTTCGGCGATCAACATGGGGCGCCTCAACGCTGGCGCGCCGGCGCTTGATAGCCATTCGGCCTATCGCACCTCGTCGCAAGTCGGTGTGATCGAAAAGGCGTGGATCGACGGCAGCGAAGGCCGCGCGTTGATCCGCTTCCCGAGCAAGGGCGTCGATGCGAACGCCGATCGCATGTTCGCGATGGTCGATGAAAAGATCATTCGCAACGTGTCGGTCGGTTACTCGATCGACGAGGTTCGCGTCGTCGAGCCGACCAAAAAAGACGAGGTTGAGAAGCGCATCGCAACGCGATGGACGCCTTTTGAAATCTCGTTTGTGACGATCCCGGCGGATGCGGGCGCTCAAGTGCGCGCATCCGACGAGACGTTCCCGATCGCGGTTGTGCGCGATCACGCCGCCGTTGCCGCCGCCGCTCGCATGCGGATGCGTCAACTCACCATCATCTGAAAATCGCAAACCACAAGGAAAGTGTTTCTATGACTCTTGAACAG